CCTAGTACGTCATCAAATTGACCACGCATCTCACCGTCTAGTGATGGACGCTTTGCCACCACAACTTGCATTTTACCAAGTGGGTTTTTGACTTGAGATAAAACTAAATTATTCCGTGATGGAATAAAGATGGTTGATTGGTCTTTATCGTAATAACGAATAAGGTCAATACGTGCATCTAGGTTCTGCTCATAACGGTCAGCACCTAATAGTTGAATCTCAAACTCAGGATACTGTGCAACCAGTTCCGCAAGTGTAAGTGAGTATTTCTTTGCAAAGGCAATACAACGTCCGTAGCGGTCAAACTCTGGGTAAGCCCCAATCGGACTTTCTATTCGGATACGTGGTAGCCCTGCTTCTTCGTCTAATTCAACAATGAATGGGACGAAACCAAATGTGATGTATTGGTCTGCACCTTGATACATCTGTACTTGTAAATCTGAATTACTAAAATAATTTGTTGCAATACGTGTGCGCTTGTCAGCAAAGACTCTTGCTCTATCTGATACTTGATTTGCTGCAGAACAATTTACTGCTGGCAGTGGAGCCATTACCTCTGATAGGTCACGAGCAACAATGTCAATAAAGTTTGCTACTACGTTAGCGTCTACACCCTCTGGAAAAAACTCAGGGTATACCTGTGATATCTGTCCTTTACGCACAGCAAGTACATCTAGTTGTCTACGGTCTCGCTCTGATGAACGACTACGTAAAGATTCTACTCTTGCAGATATTTGGCTTACTGATAACAATTATTTGCCTTTCTTAAGATACTTATTTGTATCTATCGGCTTTCCAGTTTTTCTTTCAATTTCTTTAAATGTTTTTTTCTTAAGTTTTGCAATAAATTCAGGAGAGGCTCTACCACCACGCTCTGCTAATTCTTTTTCTCTTTTAGCCTCAGCACCACGAATTTGATAAGTTTTTTGCTTGTTAGTTAATTTCTTAACACCCTTGATTATTTTTTTAGGATTAGCCATTATCTACTACGTCTATTTCTTTTTTCTACTTGCTTAACTTTCTTTTCTGCTGTTTTAATTTCTCGTAATGCTTTAATAACTCTACGGTCTGCTTCTTGTTGTTGCACTTTAAAAGCAAGTGGATTTACTCCACCAGTATTATAATCACGCTTACCTACTTCACGTAAAATACTAGTTTCTAATTTTGATAAAGGCTTTGGACGTGGCTCACGCTCTTCTATCTTAGAAATAGATTTTAAACCTGCTGGACGATTCTTAGGTCCAGGTGGATTAATTGGTCCAGTATATTTTTTACCTTTACGTTCAGGAACACCAGTTCCTTCTCTAACTGCTCTATTAATTCTTTCTTGATAAATACTACGCTTGCCAGGAGGTGGTGTAATTTTTTTAACAGAAAGGTCTCTAGGAACTTTTGTTGGTCTAGTTGGAATAGTTCCGCCAGAACGTTTAAGAGCACTCATACCACCAATAGGTTTACGTGCTTCTCTAGCAACCTCACGGGCTTCTCCACGAGGAACCTTGGCTACTTTTTTCTTAGCAATATCATCAAGACGCTTCTTAGCAATGATTCTTGCAATCTTTGAGACAGCCATTATCTACCCATGTTCTTGTAAGTCTTACCTACAAATCTTGAACCCTTTTTAACAATACCACCTACTGCACGAGTGGCTTTAGCCCATGGCACTGCATACATAGCAGCATCTCCTATGGTTTTAGGAATAAACAAATCGGAAAGTACTGGAGCAACTGGAGATGTTTTAGATTTTTTAAAAGCACCAGGTGCCATCTTCTTAGACTTAGCCATTATTTCTTGCCTCGCATCGGATTAGAATTAATTTTAATAGGTCTTGATTTAACTGATGAAGATTTATTACCTAATACTTTGTTTATATCTTGAATAATTAATTTATTTTGAGTTGGATTTCTTTCGCCTTTAGCACGAATTTTGTTTGGATTAGAATTAATTTTAACAGGTTTTTTTTTAATAACTTTACGTGCTACGGTTTTTGCTACTTTTGATACAGCCATATTAGTTGCCCCGCTTCTTTGTTGGAACCTTAGGAGTAGTAGGTTTTTTAGTTCTGCTTTTAATACCCATATAATCTTTAGAAGGATATTTAAGAGATGTTACTTTTGCTGCGTTACGTCCACGTTTAGCATTAAGTTCTTTCATTTGAGCATTATCTTTAACGTTTTTTATTTTACCTTTAACTTTAAAATCAGTCATATATTCTCTGACTTCAAGTTTTCCTTTTGGGTTTACTCTGGCAGTTGCGCCACCAATTTTTCTAGTTTTTTCTGCAGAATTATTAATTCTTTTAGCCATCTTGGTGGCCTTTTGAGCACCTTTAATAATATTGATTGGGTTTGGCATATCTTGTCCTTATCCGTATTGTTCGGCCCATTGTTCTGAAAAGGCTTCATCTAGGTTGATTGTGTATCTTTGTGCTGACTGTGCTCTAGTTGTCCATCTGTTAGATGAAAACTTTTGCAAATGATTTGTTTGCTGCATGAACTCCCGTGCTCTAAGCACAGCAAACCATAACGCCATAACGCAGTCAGTCTTGCCCCTGCTATTAGGTTTCCAAGTTATCAACTGCTGAGTAAGGGACTTAAGTCCTTCAGAGTCAGTAGTAGATGGTAGTTCAATCATATTATTCTTTTGGAACTTCTCTTCTCGCATGGTTCCAAATAGGGTAGACATAGATGCTACACCAAATGCTGCGTCCCACTTATTTTTGTTAGTAACATGAGATTCAAGTCTTACACCATACATACCAAGCCATTGCCGCAGGTCATCATCTAATGAGTATGCTTTCTGGTGGGCGTTGATTTCTACTCTAAATTCTTGAGGCTTGTATTTCAATACAAGTTCTTCTATCGTACTTCGAATTTTTTGGGGAGTAGGTTCTGCCATGTTCACGCAGTCTAAAACATATATCCTAGAATCTATTCTGTTGTAAGTGATTACAACAAATGCTGCGTGGGCTTTATCTCCCATGGCAGGGTCAAATCCAATAATTGTGTAACCCTCTACCGCAGTCGGATGTCCCACGCCGCCTTGGCGCAATGGACCTTTTCTGCGTTGACCGTTGGTACTACCTTGCACCAAAGCGGGTGGGAAGATGGAATCTTCTTCGACATCCTCCTGCTGATATACCAAGGCCCATGTTGATGGTGTTACCTCGCTACGTCTTCTCTTTAATGCTAAGCCATCCCATTTCGGGAAGAGTCCTTCTTTGTCAGGTTCTTCAGAATCCCCATCCCAAGGAACATCCGATTTAGGCCAGAGCGTCTTCCAGTCTTTAGGGTCTTCCGAATACTCAAGAACAGCAGGCATGCCCATATAAGTAAAAGGGCTTTTACCACCAGACCAGTGCTTGGTCTCACGGAGTTCTTTGTAGAAGTCTTGCGCTGCAATTCGTGTCCCTACGATTAGTAACTTACCATTTTTACCCAGACGGGTAATAACTTCTTTTTGTAGCCAGTTGATTTGCTTTTCCCATTCATGGGCGTTGGCTGTTGTAATACAGTCATCAAGAATGATGAGGTCAGCACGTGCTCCATAAATCTGCCCACCCATACCAAGTGCTTGGATGGTGGGGTCCTTCTCGCTAGAATTTCTAGCATCGCTCCCAAGGTAAACGGTGTCAACTCGCCAAGTGTCTGAATCTTCTTTCCAACCACCTTCGGGGCCAAAAGTTGTTTGCAACTTTAACCAGCGTGGATGGGAGAGTCTCTGCTTGATAGCGTACACGAATTCACGTGCCTTGACCAGCGTTTTAGAAACCACGATAATGCGGATATTTGGATTGAGAGCGATACGGTATGTGGAGTAGTTTACGGTGACTACCGTACTCTTGGCGTGCTCAGGTGGCACGTTAACCAATAGACGGGCTGGGTCACCCTTTTCGTAAACCATACTAGGGTGTAGCCATGAAGGCTCTCTATCCTCTAGTAAGTCAATCCAATCTTTGTGGTGTGGAAATAATCTTTGATTTAAAAATATCTCAGAAAACTGGGGGAAATCTATTTCCTCTTTTGGGATACCTAGGGCTGCTAAAGAAGCATCCTTTGCGGTGGCTTTAGCCTCTGTCAGGTCGGCTGCAAATTTTTTGTCCCTGAGCATCCAGATTCTGACGGTGTCTGGTTTCTTGCCGCACATCTCCATAGCCTTATGAACAGAGTGGCCTTCGGCCACCAAGGCTAATACTTTAGCCTTTGCTCCTGCCATAGCAAGGGATTTGGGGTTAGTACCCCCTTTATCAAAACTCATAGTCCTGTCCCGTTTTCATTAGTTGTAACAGTTGTTAGATACAGTCTGTAACGCAAGTCCCCCAAGGACTTGCTACTGTTAAAAAAAGAAACAGTCTCTATACTGTTTAATCCGTTCAACAGCCCAAAACGAACACTTTTATTTAAAGTATTTTTTTATTAGCCAAAAAATCAGTACAAAATAGGACAAAAGGATACTAGTATGGGGGATATACTTTGTACGGGAAAATCTTTTATGTAGATACTAGACTGTATAACAGACGATATTAAACAGTCTGGGGTCATAAATGACCCACTAACTGTCTAATATACTGTCGTGCTGTACTGTTACAGTAGGCACCTGACAGATTACTCACTTCGGCGCCTTTAAAAACATTCTGGGCGCCTCAGTTTAAACTAAAATCCTTAAGACTTAAAAGCAAAAACGGAACTGCTTACTATGTCAGTTCCTTGTGCATGCTCTAAGCCTCATCTGCAATTCTGCACTGGAATGCCTTTGGCATTCGCAGAATCGCAATCGGCTAAGAGTATTGGTGTTCGCCTCCATGCGTTACGGTGCACAGCCCCTCCACGCAATACGGCTCACCTAACACCACACACAGTCGGACGCAGGCCACGGCTCTCACTGGCTATCGCCAGTTTCTGTTCGAGCCTATACTCACAGCCTACCTCGCTCTGGCTCGGCTTAACGGCTGTTCGCAGCCTGCTTAACCCTACACCGCACTGTCAAATTGCCTAACGGCAATTGTCGCCCATGCTCGTCTGGCCTAAGCCAGACTGGGCAAGAGTGACAGCGGGATGTCACGGCTTACCGACAGCGTGTGCTGTTGAAATATATAAGCAAAGGAGATAATGATGAATAATGAAATCATAGTTCAAAACCAACTTACCCTAATGAACGAATGCTTCCATTGTCAACAACTGAACGAACTATGCTCAGACTGCCTCGAAGCCAAAGAGGCTCGAGATGCAGTCATCGCCTATCAAATGGCTGAGTATGGTGCAATAACAGAATCACTTCCTGAACTCAGTGTAATCCAAGATGAGCCTTCGGCTCATGACTGGATTTCAAGTGAGGTAATAGTTCGAGAGGAAAAACCTACACTCTCGAATTGGGATAGAACTCAAGGCGAATCTATCTATACCATGAGGACTGAGTTCTTTGAACAGTCCTCCTGGTTGATAGATAGGTTATTCGACCTTGATGAATCAATGGAAGTAACCAAACATGAGTGCATATGCTCAGTATGTCACTACACAATCAACAAACACGCAGTTTGTCCTAACTGCAACTAACTAACCAAGGCGGCTCCCCTCCACTACGTGAGAGGGGAAACCGCCCCAATCTGAACAGGAGATACACAAATGAATACATTCACATACACAGAGTCAATCCTGAAAGGTGTCCGTGATTACCAAACGGTAATCAAAGGCACGGTGGTTGACCGCAGGGACGATGTACAACCAGATGGTTCTACAAAATCCAAGTTCGTTGCTGCTCGTCAGGTAACTATCACTGACCCAATTTTGGTTGAGTTCGCTCGCCAAAATTTCAACCCACTAGGTGAATACAAAGTCACCATCACTGGCTATGAAACCAGCACTTACTCTGAGAAAAATCAGAAGTGGTACGATAACAAAATCGTAACTGATATAGCACTAGTATAACCAAACGGGTGGGGTGGG